GAATAATTGCTGTATCATTATCTGATGCCGCATCTTTTGCTATTCCTATATAATTTTCTGTTGTTAAATTTGGTGATTCTACTGTTCCATTAGGAATTGTCGTTATTTGTTCAAGCTCCTCACTTGATGATGTAACATAAATTACTGTATTGCTTTTGGTTGTTGATTTATAAGCAATACTAACCCACTCACTATCTACTGCTTCAGAATTTAATGTGTTTGCATTACTTAAAGAAAAACTTGTGCCACTTATTGTAGCAACAACACCTTTAAAATATGATGGTGATGAAGCATCTCTAAATACAACTGTTATACCGCCTTGATCTGTTCCTTGACAAGCATAAGAATTACTTGCGTATGAGCCATCTATTAAACCACTTGTGCCAACAGTAACACCTGTACCAGAAACAGTTAAAACCACACCATGCAAATCAAAATCACTATTACTCAAATAGGCAAGAAAACATTTTTTTGAAACAGGGTCATAAGTTAAACTATCTTTTAATACACGAACTTCAGAAGCGTGAAATTCAACTTCTGTATTTAAGGTTATTGTCCTGTTGCCTGTACCACTTAAAGTTATAGTGCGAACTTTACCTTTATTATTTGTACCATCTCGATATGCGTAAACACCTATATTGCTATTTTTATCATAAGTTGTTGCAGATTGATAAGATGAATTAATACCTGTGGATACAGCCGTACCTGCTGTAATAGTTGTGCCTGAAACAGTAACTGCCATTGCTGTTGCTGTAAAACTTCCTGTTGCGTAAGTTATAACTACAACATCTTTACTGCTATCATAATAACAACTACCATAATTATGAATTGAACTACTAACTAAAATATTCTCTGTTCCATAAGTGCCTGTACCATCACTAGCTATTGTAACAGCCTTTGCTGCTAGATAATTATTATTATCTTTATAAAAAACAACATGAGTGCTATTTCCAACATAAACACTATCAAGAATATTTGTAGTGCTATTATGCAATGTTCCTAAACTTTGTGAAAGTGTTAGTGTTTTATCACTTTCAGTATATGTTCTTCCATATCCATAATTAGATGAACTTATCTCTTGATAAAATACTACAAAATAACCCAAGGCATCATCATAAGTAATTGAACTTGAACCAATAGTGTCGGTATCTTTTATAGTTTGTTGTGATCCTGCTGAATAAGAAACTGCTGTATTCTCCAGACCTACTTTAGCAAAATCTCCATCAGCTTCTACAATAACAGGATTGCCTTTTGCAATTGCACCTTCTGATTGTCCATACAAAGTATTAGGGTCTTGATCTTTTAGTTCCAAAGCTGTAGCACTAAGAGCTTTTCCAATATATTGTGAATTTGTTTTTGTGTAGGTTGTTGTTGTTCCATAATAGACTGTTGCATAAGATATTTTACTAGAATTACCTGCATCCCATAAACCTACTAAAACACCTTTACCTGTACCAAAACTTGCAGCTCCACTATTTAATCTATTATCATTAGCACTTAAAACCGCACCAGCTGCAACTGAAAACGAACTTGCTCCTAAAGTTAAAATTTTATATGTAAGGTCATCTCCACTATCTTCATCTCTATAAAAGAAAAATGCCTTATTATTATCGCCATCAAACTCAATATCAAAATTAGTTGGATTACCGCTGGGGTCCCATATATCAGCATTACCAGTAAAAGCTATGGTATTTGTACCACCACCTGTAACTGTTCCTATAATGCCTTTTATTGCATTACTGTCTGATGTATTTTTGTAAGCAACAAAAACTTTATTGTTTTCTGTATCATAACAAGCACATAATTCAGCTCCACCATCACCTGCATCTATAATTGAATCTGCACCTGCTGTTACAGTCGGTGAACCTGATGAACCAGTTGATTGTATAACTTGAGCAGTTATTTGATTAGAATTTGTACCATCTGAGTAAATTACTATTGATCTGTTTGTATCAGGATCAAAAACTAAATCAGTTTTATGACTGACAGTAACATTATTATTCATTAAGACTACCGAAGTACCTAAAGTATATGTGCCATCACTTGTGTCATGGTATAAAGGTTGAGCAAAAAAATCATGTGGTGTGCCTGTTCCTCCTGAATATGCAATAATAACATAATTTGTAGATGTATCATAAACACAATGATAACCCATTGGGTTTCCATAGGTAGCATTATTAGGAGCAAAAATAGTTTCAGCAGCAAAAGTCATTGCTGTTCCTGATATTGATGCACTTCTTATACCACCTGTTGCATCAGAAGCTCTGTAAGTGACATGAACTCTATTACCACCTGAACATATGTGCGGTTGGTCATCTATTGCACTTGATTCAAACACGACTGGTGTTCCCCAAGTTACAGTTCCACTAGACCATGTACCTGCAACCGCAGTTCCATAACTACTATTACTAGCATCTTTATATGCTAAAACATAAGTACCTGAATTTGACTCATAAGTGCTACTAACATCTACAGATGTTGTATCTGAATCGTCCATTGTGGTAAAATTTCCTGTTGGTGAAGCATTTGTGCTTGTAGCACTCGTTATAAACTTTTTAATATTTCCTGCATCATCTGAGAAATAATCATCACCTACTGTTAATCCTGTTTGATTATTGTTTATTGAACCAACAATATTAATATCTACAGGATTTGTATCACTTGCAGTTGTTGAAGCTACTCCTAAATAGTTATTATCTAAGTTTGTTGTTGTTACAGCACTTTGGGCAAACTCAAAAACTTGGCAAGCTATATCCGAATCCGAACCTGTATCTTTAAAGACCAACAAGAAAGGATTTTCCGACTCACTTGTTATTGAGGTTCTGCTCATACGAGGCTGCTGACCAGAATATGTGCCTGCACCATGTCCTGTTACTGTTCCTGTAGCAACAACACTTGGTGCTGTTCCTGTAATACTTATTGTATAATAGGTAGAAGTACCAGAATGTCCTCCTACAAACATAATAGATTTATCTGCTGTTGTATCAAAACCAATAGCCGAGTGAGTATTGTGTCCTGTATCTGAAAGTTTAACTTCTGTTCCAAAACTAACCGATGTACCTGATATAGTTCCCACTATTGCGTATTCTCTATCACTATCGTCTGAGCGTGAAAAACCTATTAAAAACTTGTTCACGCTGTCGTCAAAACATACTGAAGGAAAATCAAAAGAAGAAGCTCGAATTTCTGTAATAGAACCCAAAGTCAAAGCTGTACCTGAATTAGTCATAACGATAGCATTACCTCCACCGCCACCCCCACCAGATTCTTCAGACATAATTAAAAATTTATCGGCACTAGTATCATAAGATAAATCTAGTATGCCATCACCACCTACATCACCATTCAATGTAGGAGACTCCACAGTATAACTGACGCTTGGGGTTGAACCGCTTATGTCAATAACAGAGGCATGAGCATTATAGTCTCCGCCATCTAATCCATAATAGAGAATGATGACATCGTTTTGGTCAGGGTCAAAGATTCCTGTTAATTTATAATTAATTTGTGTAGCATCTAAATTTGTTCCTGTACCGATAGTCGGAACTGTTCCACTAACTGTTCCTGTCGACCCTCTTATGTACCCATCGCTTGTCCTTTTCCAAAAAACACCAAATCGTGATGCGTTGCTATCCCATACAACTGCGGTTTCTTCACAAGCCTCACTTGTTGCAACAACAGGCGTTCCGTATGTAACAGATTTTCCTGAACCTGATATTGTTGCAACAACAAGTGTTGGATAGTCACTATTATTGTCATCTTGATAGGAAACAAACACCTTTCCAGAACCTATATCATCACTAACAAAACCCTTAGAACCCTCATTGTCTGTTATTTTTGCTAGTGTTCCCCAACCTTCTGTGACATCTACACCAGATGTCGAAGAAGCAATTTGAGCAGCATCACCATCTGCTTCTAATATACATGCTTTACCTGCGGTTATTGTTCCGCTTGCGGTAAAGGTTTTAGCTAAACCTTCATCATTAAATCCAGCTTTATCAGCAGGATAAGTAACAAAAACATCATGCGTTCCTGAAGTTAAAGTAATTTTTGAACCAGAATTAGAACTATCTAATACAGTTGTCCTGGCAAGGGTAGTGCCAGAAGTCGTATAGGTTCCTAGGCCTACCTCCCACGCAGTACCGTTTGCATCAGTCAATGCATAGTAGGTTGTTGCACCGTTTCCAAGCACAGAAAATGCCTGATACCCAGCAACAGCACCTGCTAAAGTTAAAGTGCCAGTTCCTGTAGTACTTGTTGTCTCTTTTATCCTATCTTTAACTAACAGAGCCATAGAAGGTTTCCCTTTCTACGCTATGCGAATTATAGCATTACTAGAGTCAGCAGTTGGGAATTGGATTGTGAAATCTCCAGAACTTGATGATTTATCAGAACCAAAATCAAGAACACATACACCTTTATTAGATTGTGTTGAGTTATAAATTAAAGCACCTCTAGCTGTAATAGTAGAAGTACTCCAAGTTGTATCAGCAAAATCTGTAAAAGCTGTTGTACTTGAAGAGGTTGGTGTTACATTTGTTAAACTGTTGCCTCCAGCTGTATAATTCGTACCAGTTGTTTCATTAGTTGTTGCATACGCAGTAGTCGTAGCACTCATTGTAGCTGATGAAGTATACAGAGCAATTTTAAATGTAGCTCCTGTTCCAGATGATCCACCTCCTGATCCATTATAAAAGTTATGCACGCCCTGTAAGAGCTCAGTTTTAAAACTTGTGCACATTGCTTGAGTTATAGCCATATTAAATTCTCCTTATAATTTCGGCGAGGTCATCATGTCCCTGTTGGGACAATGTACCACAAATAGTCGTACGCTCAGATAATATAGCTTGTTGCATATAATATCTCAATACCTTGTGGACATTTTCTTTAAATGCTTCTGCCTGGTCTCGTATTGCAGGCGGAGCATCTTGGGAAACTGAGATAATATGATTGGTTGCTCTATCAGCCCAATGATCACTATCTAGCCCCTTATTATCAGTTGTTATTACATTAACAGTACCTGTATTTGTACTAATTTCATCTGTATACATTAAGTCACCTCTATTCTTAAACTATCAAAACGATATTCATCACGCCTATCTCTACCTTCAAATAGGTTTTTCTGTCTTGATATTTCCTCTGCGAACCTTTTTTCGTATTCTTGTTGTAAGGTAGGTTCTCCCTTCATAAAAATATATGCTTCAATTAATGTTCCATATAAAAGAGCATTTCTTGCATTTTCTGACAAATAAGTACCAGCTGTATTTACTGTTAAACTTGGCGGTCTATACAAATAATTTAATTCCATTGTGTAATCAACATCTGGAGTCGGTGATACTAAAAAAGTATTGTCTTCATTTTCTGTATTACTACCAGCGTCAAAATCTGCGTAATATTTTGGTCTACCCATTAAATTTGTTTGTGTTGGATCATAATCATAGGCTTGAATAAATGATGGATGTTTTTTATCAAGATAATGATAATCACCATTTGCATCAATTGCAGCTAGTGAGAAAGAGGCTAAGTAATCTGCTGGCCCTTTTAAAAATCTATTACCAGATGTAGAAGTACCAGTAGATGTTTTTCTAAATACATTTATTTGCACAAGTTCTAATAGTCTTTCTTCAGCATTTTTAATAAAATCATTTATTGTGCCAACAAAAACAGATTCATCGTTTTGCGTGTAATTTTGTACTAATGTTTTTAGTTCATCTAATGTCATGTTATCACCACCGTGACTGTACCAACATTTGATTCCATTTGCGATACAGAAAATGCATAACCTATTGGATCAAGAGCTTTATCTGTAAAAGCATTTACTTTAGTGGTTTTTACTACACCTTCGCCCGCAGGCGTATCTTTATCTGGTCTAGGTTCCCATAAGGCTTCTGGGTCTACTACATTAACTCGTAATTCTAGCTGTGGTTGTTTTGGTTCCCAACAACTAGGGCATGTTTTTAGTCCATTCCACTCTTTATGTAATTGTTTTAAGTAATAGCGTTGTCCACATCTATCACATTGACCAAGAGCATTTTTTCCAGCAGCATAAGACATTATGTTAATCTCCTGTAACTACGCATAGAAGGTCTTACTTGATAACTTTCTCTTACTTCATCTTGTTCTGCCGCTCTTTTAAATTCTTCTTCATAAATAACTTTTAAAAATTGTGTTCTATCTGGTGCTCTTTTTATAGATAAATAATAAGCAAGACCACTAGCTAGACATGGATAAAATCTAAACGGAACTTGCATGGTGTTTGGACCATGATCAGCATCGTCAATTCTTTCTAAATAGTTATAAACAATTTGGTCACTATTATTATTACATGTAGGCCATATTTTTATTTTAGGAGAAATTTGTTTATCTACAAAATATTGACTTGGTGTGCTTTCATCTGTTTTGTCTGGAATTTGTAAATATTCTTTGCGACCAATTGCTTGAATAATAGTATCAGTATCTTTGCCATTTACAACTTTACGGCTTGCAACACCTAAAACATCAATTGCACCTTCTGGCAAATCATAACTAACTTGACCTTTTGTAAGTGTTTGAATTTTTTCTTTTACAGTCCATTGATTAAGGCCTCTGTTAGCCCAATCAGCTAACATAAGATTTATGCTTCTTTGAGCTGTTTTTAAATCATAGCCAGTTCGTAGTTGTAAGCCACATCTTTCAAATGCCTCTTCAACATATTCAGCAACATCTAATTCAAAATCTTTACTATTACTAACTGCCATTTCATTA